GGCTGGCACGAAGCTGCCGATATGGGCGAGCAGCACGATCAGCGCGGTCTGGCGCATGTAGGTGGATTTACCGCCCATGTTCGGGCCGGTGATGATCAGCATGCGGGTGCTGTCGTCCAGGCCCAGGTCGTTGGCCACGAAGGGCGTTTCCAGCACCTGCTCGACCACCGGGTGGCGACCCTGGTCGATGCGCAGGCAGGGCTCTTCGACGAAGCGTGGGCGGTTTAGGTCGAGGTTCAGCGCGCGTTCGGCCAGGTTGGCCAGCACGTCCAGTTCGGCCAGTGCGCTGGCGGTGTCCTGCAACGGGGCCAGCTGGGCGATGAGCAGCTCCAGCAGTTCCTCGTACAGCTGTTTTTCGCGGGCCAGGGCGCGGCTCTTGGCCGACAGCGCCTTGTCCTCGAAGGTCTTCAGCTCCGGCGTGATGAAGCGCTCGGCACCTTTGAGGGTCTGCCGGCGAATGTAGTCGGCGGGGGCCGACTCGGCCTGCTTGCTCGGCAGCTCGATGAAGTAGCCGTGCACGCGGTTGTAGCCGACCTTGAGGTTGGCCAGGCCGGTGCGCTCCTTCTCGCGCGCCTCCAGGTCCATCAGGTACTGGCCGGCGTTCTCGCTGATCGACTGCAGTTCATCCAGCTCGGCGTCGTAGCCGGTCTTGAGTACGCCGCCGTCGCGTATCACCGCTGGAGGGTTGTCGATAATGGCGCGGGCCAGCAGATCGGCCAGTTCCGGATAGGTACGGATGTTCACCGCCAGCTCGGCAAGGTGCGGGGTATCCAGCTGGGCCATGGCGCTTTGCAGCTGCGGCAGTGCGGCGAGGGCGTCGCGCAGGCGCGCCAGGTCGCGCGGACGGGCGTTGCGCAGGCCGATACGGGCGAGGATGCGCTCGACGTCGCCGATGTCCTTGAGCTGTGGCTGCAGCAGTTCGAAACGGTAGCGGTCGAGCAGGCAGGCGATGGCCTCCTGGCGTGCTTCCAATACATTGCGATCGCGTAGCGGACGATTCAGCCAGCGAGTCAGCAGGCGCGAGCCCATGGCGGTCTGGCAGCGGTCGACCACCGACTGCAGGGTGTTGTCGCGGCCGCCGGCGAGGTTGGTATCCAGCTCCAGGTTGCGGCGGCTGGCGCCGTCGAGGATGACGGTGTCGTCCAGGCGCTCGTGGCGCAGGTTACGCAGGTGCGGCAGGGCGGTGCGCTGGGTCTCCTTGGCGTACACCAGCAGACAGCCGGCGGCACCGATGGCCAGGGTCAGACCTTCGCAGCCGAAGCCCTTGAGATCCTGCACGCCGAACTGCTGGCACAGGCTCTTGCGCGCGCTGTCGCGCTCGAAGTCCCAGGGCGCGCGACGCCGCACGCCGCGGCGTTTCTCGATCGGCAGGCCCTGCGGCCAGTCGTCGGGGATCAGCAGCTCGGCGGGGCTCAGGCGCTCCAGCTCGGCCAGCAGGTTCTCCCAGCCTTTCAGTTCCTGCACGCTGAAGCGACCGCTGGTGATGTCCAGCACGGCCAGGCCGAACAGCTTCTCGTCGCCGAGGATGGCGCCGACCAGGTTGTCGCGGCGCTCGTCGAGGAAGGCCTCGTCGCTGATGGTGCCGGGGGTGATGATGCGCACCACCTGGCGCTCCACCGGGCCCTTGCTGGTGGCCGGATCGCCAATCTGCTCGCAGATCGCCACCGCCTCGCCGAACTTAACCCGGCGCGCCAGGTAGCCCTCGGCCGAGTGGAACGGAATGCCGGCCATGGGAATCGCCTGGCCGGCCGATTGGCCGCGGGCGGTGAGGGTGATGTCGAGCAGGGCTGCGGCTTTTTTGGCGTCCTCGTAGAACAGCTCGTAGAAGTCGCCCATGCGGTAGAACATCAGCATGTCCGGATGCTGGTTCTTCAGCTTCCAGTACTGCTGCATCATTGGTGTGTGCTGAGAAAGGTCTGTCATTCAATAGCTTAGCGTGATTTGTCTATTTGACGGCTTCAGGGTGTCTAATACTTTCGAGCCTAATCCTCCATTTTCTTCCATCCGCACCCGCAGGGATACCCTTTCAGCTAGCGTGTCCGTATGCGCTCAAAGTAGATCGCATGAATGGCTGTTTCTCTCTGCGTGCTGTGGGCTTGGCCTGAAGGCCATCGCTCGCGGGGACGTCCGCACGCAGTCTGCGGTTCTTTTGATAATGGCTACTCTTTGAGCTCGTGGCGTTTGAGGTTCAGCGCCTAAGACGAGGAGTAACGCGAAGCAAAATTATTGGAGGTGCCGGATGAACCTATTGCGCATAGCAGTTTTCTCTCTTTTTGGCCCGTTTTTGGTGCAGTTAACCTGGGCCCAGGGCGGGCCATGTGACTCCATCCTGAAGGATGGAACTATGGCGAGGGCAGACTACAGATCAAACTCGGAGTTACGGCGACTTTTGCATTGGAGGTACGCAAGTCAAGATCTGAGTAGCTCCAAAAATGACATGTCGTTTGGTGCGAGTATTCCAGTTAAAGAAGTGCTGGTTGGTGCAGACTTTGCTGCATCAGAGGAGTCTGAAGCGCAGCGTGCGATAAGCAATTCTCTTGATATGGATCTTATTAATAAGTATACGCTCTCGTACATGTTGACGTCGGGAGATCCGGTTATTGCTGAGGCATGGTCTAACTGTATGCTTAGGAATGCTGGGTTCTATGTCTGGTTTGGGCCTCGACAAGGTAAGGCAACAACGGTAAATGTTGAGTTCCATTCGCCGAAAGATCGATATCAAGAATTTAAGGTTTCAGATGTTCAGTGGTCTCAGATTGAGCTGAGTGGTGGCAAGCGTGTGATGACGCCTATCTCAAACGAATGCTTACGTCCTGGGCGTAAGTATAAATCTGGTGATAAATGTACGTCAGTTCTTGACTCTGTTGAGTCGTCATCAGGCGTGCTTCTGGTCGTCAATGGTCTTCAGTCCAGTTGGTGGCAGTTTTGGGGAGGGACGACTGACTCCTCTACTGCATTTCTTCCGCCGAACATGAAGTGGGTACCTTTAACAGATCGCGTGGTTTCAAGATCTTTAAATCCTCCTGTTATTTCATCTCGGTCAGAAAGCTATGATAAAAATGGTTCTAGAGCCTATGGGTTGCCGGAAGTTTGTGTTGATCGCGCACAAGTTGGGGGTGACTCAGTTTCATTTATAAAGTCTTCGGCTAGTGTTGTGCGAGATGCTCCCTGCCAAGGGAGTGATGGCAGTTGCATTCCGAAAATGACGGCCATAACCGACTTGAAGTTCTGCTGGTCGGGAGAGATGGTTGTTGATGAGAAAAAGTCATGCACTTGTACTGCTACAGGCGCAATTAATGTTCTTAAGTCTCGGTGGGTTCCGATGACTCTCGTTCCAGCGCAAGCTACCGATTAGAAAGTGGTCAGTCGGGGTGTCAGGGGTCGATGCTAATATCTATTAGCAGTGATCTTAAAGGAGAGGTTAAGTTTCTCGAACTTGCTTCAATGGGCGTTTAACTTCGATTGCCCCTAGGCTTGGACCAGTTGCGACATCGACCTCGCGCAGCCTGATGTAGCGCTCCGTCATGCGAGCATCGGCATGGCCCGCAAGCTTTTGCGGGTCGTGCCCCTGCCTTTTTGCATCAGTGATTGACTTAGCTCTGAGGTCGTGAAGAGTGGCATCCTGTATCTCTGCTCTTACAACAGCTTTTTTAAACTGCTGCTTTACGGTCTCATAGATCACCGGCTTGCAGGTGCGCTTGGTGGTGAACAGGGTCAGCCCCCGGGCAGAACGCGGGAGGGCTTTGGCGCGGGCGATGACGTCTTTGATATCTGGAGTCATGGCAACGATCAGGCGCTTGTCCGTCTTCTGCTGCTTGAAGGCGATGCCCTCGTCGCTGATGTCGGCCAGCTTGATGCCGAGCACGTCGTTGATGCGCTGGGCGGTCAGGTAGGCCATCAGGTAGATCACCCGCATGTTCTCCGTCGACACGGCGAGGATGGCTGCCAGCTCGGCATCGGTCAGGTAGCGGTCGCGCTTCTTCTCTTCGAACCGGCGGATGCCCACGCAAGGGTTGCTGTCCATCAGCTGCCACTCGACGCCGTAGGTGCAGACCGTGCGGAGGAAGCTGATAACCCGGTTGGCCATGTTCGGAGTTGCGGCCATGCTGTTCTTGATGGCGGCGACGTGCTTGGCCTTGACCTGGTGCGGCTCGAACTCCGCCAGGATTTCCTTGAGGCGGCTGGCGGCGGCTTCGTATTGCGCCATGGTATTGGGTTTGAGCTTGGTGCTGAGCTGCTTCAGTACATCGTCGATCAGCTTTGGCATGCCTGCGCCAGTGCTTGCGGCCTTGACCTTGCGGGTGTAGGCCTCCATCGCCTCCTCGATGGTGCTGCCGATGCGCTCCCATTTGTTCTGGTGAACGTAATAGAAGGCGCCATGCTTGCGGTAGACCTTGGCGGGAAGGTCGCGGTCTTTCTTGCGTGGTCTCATGGTCAGGATGCCAGGCGCAGCTGAGGCTCGGGGCGAGTTTGGGCGGCTCCGCCAAGGCGCGCAACCACCAGGTCGCGCAGAACCTTGGGCTTGCCGTCGCCGCCGATGATGTGGGCGATCTTCTCGGCCTTGAGCCAGCGCACCTGGGCGCTGGGCTTCACCTTGCCGGAGAGGGTTTGTAGCTCGTCTTCGGTCAGGAACATCAGCGTTTTCCTCCCTTACGACTTTTGGTAGCCCCGCCGTGGGCACTAGCGGTCCATCCAAACTGAACACATATCCGGCCGTTTTCGCGGGCGAGTTCGTCAATTCGCTCGCCGATGGCTGGGATCAGGTCTTGGGCTGTGCAGGCTGGGACATTGAAAAAGTGGGTAGTCTTCTCGCCACCCGGAGCGATCATCCAGACTTGGGCCTGCCATCGAACGGGCTTTCGCGGGATCTGGCCGCGCTTGTGAGCGCGGCCGTCCTCCCCGGGTTGTTCGTTGGTGATATAGGTGATGGAACAGGTCATGCCGCTTCCTCGCCATGCTGCTGCTCGACCAGGTTGGCGCGGACCAGAGCCGCGGCCACCGGTGGGCAGACGCTGTTGCCGCACATGCGCACCTGGCTGGACTTGGAGAGCTTCGGGTTGGTCAGGGTGCGGTCGTGGATGTAGTCGGCCGGGAAGCCCTGGGCGGCGTAGAGCTCGTGCGGTTCGAGCATGCGCATGCCGATATCCACGATCTGGTAGGGCTCGCCCTTGACCATAACCAGACCCATGCGGTGCTTGGTGGTGATGGTGTGCAGGGGTTCGTCCAGCGGCTGGCCTACGGCCGTCTCGTAGTACTTCATCAGGAACGCGCGCACCTCACCGAAGTGGCCGCCCGTGGTGAGGGTATGCATCGGCTCGCGCAGATCCTGGCCGTCGCAGTTGTTGCGCAGCTTGAGCAGGTGGCTGGTCACCAGGGCGTTGTGGTCCACGGTGGTCACGGTCGGCGCCGGGTCCGTCATTGGTGCGCCCGGCCCCTTGTAGTTGCCGCCGTAGTGCTTGGCGAGGAAGGCGGCCACCAGACCGATCGGCGCGGCGCCACCCGGGCGCTTGATGAAGCTGTTGGCCGTGACGGTGGGCAGTGGCTGCTCAACCGAGGTGCCCTGATCGTTGGTACGGAACTTGGTGATAACCGGGGCAACCACGGCGAAGTGGCCGCCCTTCACTTCGGCGCAGATAGTACGCAGCGGTGCGTCGATTGGCATGTTGCGCTGACTGGTACCGTTGGCGTGCTCGGTGATGAAGGGTGCCAGCTTCGGCACCACGAGGCCCGTGCCCAGCTTGCCGGTGATGGTCTGCAGGGGCTCGTCGAGCGACTGGCCACGGAAATAGTCATACCCGTGGTTGACCTTGACCAAGAAGGGGTCGGCTGCATCGATGACGTAGCGCTGAATGCCCCGGGCGATCCGGCGCAGGGTGGCCTCTGCCAGCGGGCGCTTGCGGGTGAAGATAGACGGGCAGGGCAGCGACCAGTCGATGATGTCTGCTGCCAGGCGCTGCGGCTGTACCTGCTTGGCCATCACCTCGGCGCTGCTGGCTGCCAGGTGAGACGGGCTCGGCCAGACAATGGGCAGCCCATCGCAGCGGGCGATCAGGAACAGCCGTTTGCGGATGGTGGCAGCGCCGTATTGGTTGGCGCGCAGCTCACGCCACTCCACCTGGTAGCCGTGGCGGCGCAGGGCGTTGACGAAGCTGTTGAAGGTGCGGCCCTTGTTCTTCGGGCAGGGGCGACCATCGGCCAGCGGGCCCCAGGTGACGAACTCCTCGACGTTCTCCAGCATGATCACGCGCGGGCGCACTGTGGCTGCGTAGCGGATGGCAACCCAAGCCAGGCCGCGAATCTCCTTCTTCACCGGCTTACCGCCCTTGGCCTTGCTGAAGTGTTTGCAGTCCGGGCTGAACCAGGCCAGATCGACGGGGCGGCCTTGGGTGATCTCGCGCGGGTCAACCTCCCACACGCTCTCGCAGTAGTGCTTGGTGTGCGGGTGGTTGATCTCGTGCATCGCGATCGCTTCGGGGTCGTGGTTGATGGCGATATCAACCGGCCGGCCGAGCGCCATTTCGATGCCAGTGGAGGCGCCGCCGCCGCCGGCAAAGTTGTCGATCACCAGGCCGCCGAAGTTGAAGCTGGGCTGTGGGTGGATGCGGAAGAGGTTGTTCATGCTGCACTCCCGTAGACGCTATCAGCGGGCGCAGGCATTCTTTGGCGGGCATAGCAGGCAGTTAGGAGTGCCAGGTGAGGGCGCAACTCAAGGAAAGGCTGATTGAGGCCAGCATTTGGGCTTTGTGGTGGTTGCTTTTGGGCTCCGCGACAGTATGGGCAATCGTTTGGTCGGCCGGTTGGTGGGTACGACTGGGTTGGGTGGATGCCCAGGCGGCCAGTTGGGCCCAGGCACTGGGCTCGATATTGGCTGTGGCTGTCGCTATGGCGGTTCCTTGGTTTCAGCTGATGAGAAGCCGCCGGGACAGACTGGAAGAGATGCGGAGTTCCCGTCTTAGTTCTATCAAGAGCATGTACGCGATTATCTCGAGGCTTAAAGAGCTTTTCGAAAAGTTGGCCGCGGATCCTGAGTTGCTCAGCAGGGGCGCAGACGCTGTTACAAGTTTGAGTGTCGAGCTGGAAGAAGCTGCTCTGATGGTGAAAGAGATGCAGCTCAGTCAAGTTGAGAGCGAGTACGCCTTTCTTCTCATCGGGGCGAAAGAAGTGGCGGCCTATGCTCTGTTTTTGTTGAAGAGACCTCTTCGCTTTGGGCCGCGTGCAACAGCTGAAGCTATCGCAGTGAGAGCAAAGGCGAAGGCTAACGTTAAAGTCATGAATAAGTGGCTTGAGCTGCTCGATGAGCACGAGAGAGAGCTTTCCCACGCCTAGGTTGTTCTGACTTGTTCTCATGCCACAGCCCTCGCTCGGTGCGTGGTCGACATCAGCTCCAGCAGGCGGCCGTGGTAGTGGATGGCGGCCTGGCTCGGCTGCCATGGATCAATGAACTGCGCGAGCGGCTCGATGCCGGCCAGACAGGGCCAGGGCTCCGGGTGCTCTGGCATCAGGTCGCGCTTCTCGGTGGCCAGGGCCACAAGGTCAGCGTGCTTCACCGAGTCCGGCAGGACTGGGTCGAGGTCGAAGCGTGCGCAGATGGCGATCCAGACCCGGCGCTCTACTGCGTCATAGAGCGATTCGAGGTTCTGGCACTCGTAGAACTCGCGCATGCCCAGCTTGAGCGGGCGCACCAGATCGCCCACGTAGGCTTCGGTGGCGTCATGCAGCAGGGCGGCGAGCTGCTCCTCCAGAGGCCGGCCTTGTTGCTCGAGGATCGTGGCGGTCAGCGCGCAGTGTTGGGCCACGCTGTAGAAGTGGCGGGTGTGGCCGTTGAAGCGGCACAGCATGCTCAGGCTGTGGGCGATATCGGTCGGGTCGACCATGTCGGCATCGGGGCTGACCAGGTCGAACTTGCGGCCGCTCCGGGTGAGTATCCAGCTCATGGGCGGGTCTCCTGCTGGCGGGCCTGGTGCATCTGCAGGGCGGCGATCAGTTGCTTGGCCTCATGCATGGCGTCATCGAGGGCGTGGTGCTTGGTGCCCTCGAAGGGCAGCAGCTTGGCCTCTGGGTAGAGGGCCAGCAGGGTGCGCAGGTCGCGGTCGTTCCAGAAGTACCAGAGGTTGCCCATGCCGCAGGCTTCGAGGGCGCTGCGCACGATGACGTTGTCGAAGCTGCTGCCGTTGCCCCAGACCAGCGCATTACCTTCGGCGATGAAGTTATTCAGCCCAGTCAGGCCGATGGCGAGCAGCACGGAAGCCTGGCTGCCATCTACCTCAGCGCGGGCGGCTGCCTCCTGCTTTAGCCACCAGTTCACAGTGCTGGCGTCTACCTCCAGGCCGGCCTGGAGCGAAGACTCCAGATTCACGCGGCGGTAGTAGGTGTCGGTGATAGCGCCTTGCTCGATGCGCACGCAGCCGATGGCCACGATGGCGGCGCGTGGGCCTTTGCCCATGGTCTCCAGGTCGAGCACATAGTGGGTGGCGTTGATCATGCTGCGGCCTCCGGCATGGTGGCCTCGAAGGCTTCGGCGATGCGCTTGTTCAGCTGCTCCAGGCGCTGTGCAGCGGTGAGGGCGAAGCGGGCCTGCTCGACCAGCTGCAGGTTGGTGTACGTCTGCACGGCCAGTAGCAGCTGCTTGTGAACGATGCCGAGGGTGAGCAGATCATCGGCGGTCAGTGTGCGGGCGGCGAAGATGGCGATGCGTGCGTCGGCATCCTGCATGACCGACTCCAGAGCCTGCTGATGCTCTTTGCGCTCGATTTCTTGGAGGTGCTTGTGGCGGTGCAGGTCCAGGTGCAGGGCGTTGGTTCGCTCCGTGTGCGCCTGGTCCGATTCCTCGAAGCCCTGGTCATAGCCCGCCTTGCGCGCTGCGCTGGCGGTGCGGTGGGCAAACGTGGCCAGGCCGATGATGGCCAGCACCAGGCCGGCGATGATCATGGTGAGCAGAGTGGTGGTTTGCATGTGCTGTGTCCTCGTAGAGCCCGCCGCCGGGAATGGTTGTCAGAGTCCGGCGGCGGGGTGGGTTAAGCCGCCTGCTCGGCCCGTGAGTCGAGGTAGGCGGCCAGGTCCTTCAGGCGCACGTACAGCGGCGCCAGGCGGGAATCGGTGTGCTTGAAGGTGGGGAGGGCGACCTCTCCGTTGCGGATCAGGGCGCGCAGGCGCTTCTCCGTTTTGATGTGCGGGAAGTAGTGCTCGCGCACCTGTGCCAGCGACAGGCTGTTGGCCTTCCAGCGCTGCTGCAGTAGCTCCAGCGTTGTCATGCCGCCACCCCGCGCCCCGCCGGGAGCCGTAGCCGCACCAGCTCGACGAGACTGTCGACAGTCTTGCCGCGGGCGTGGGTGGCGATGTTGCCGGCCTCGTCGGTGACCACCACGCCGAAGGGGCGCACCTTGTCGGTGGTGAGGGTGACGTGGGGCAGCCAGCCGCGGGGCATGAGTGCCAGCAGGGCGGTGTACAGGCCGACCAGCTCCAGCGCCTGCTCCGGGATGCACTCCAGGCGCTGGATGCACTCGGCGGCGGCGTCCCGCACGGTGGCTGCGTCCACGGCGGTGGGGTTCTGGAAGTGCATGCCGGCCAGCTTGACCACGCCGATGGCGTCGGTGATGGGGTTGGGCTTGCTCATGCGGCGGTGTCCTTCTGCGGGATTTCCTTGATCTCGATGCCCATCTGCTTGGCCAGCCAGTCGATGCCCTTCTCGGTGACTTTGAGCACGGCGTAGTGCTTGCGGAAGCCGAGGTGGCGGGGCTGGGTGGCGCGGGCATCCATGTAGAGGTTGCCGCCGTTGAAATGCCGTGCTGCCAGGCTGCCGTCCTTGTTGAGGTGGCCCTTCTCGCGCAGGAAGGCACGCAGCGTGTTTTCGGTGATGCCCAGGACCTGGGCCGCTTCCTTGACGGTGCGATTCATGGCGGCGGGCCTCAGGCGGCGTGGCGGCGATTGCGCTTTAGCTGACTGATGAAGCGGTCAACCTCGTCGTGGAGGTGCTCCAGGGGGCCGTCGTTGACCAGGGTGAAGTCCTTGGCATAGGTGCGGACGCCGCTTTCGCTGGGGTGCTCCGCAACCGCCGCTGCATCGGGCCGGGTGATGTGCAAGATCACGCCGCCCTTGCTGCGGATCCAGTCGGCTTCGTTGTTGTAGCGCACATCGCGGATTACCACGCCTTTCATGGCCTGGTCGTGCTCGGCCAGTAGCTGCAGGTTCTGCTCGGCGAGCAGCAGCCAGAGCTGCGGGTGCACCAGATCGCGGCCCCATTCGGTGCCGAGCAGCTGCATCAGCTCGCGCGGAGACTTGCCCAGCCAGGGCAGGGGCTGTTCCTTCTCGGCGCCATCCAGTTGGGCTGCGGTGAGGTGGAACATGCTGGCCAGCGCCTGCTTGAGCGGGTCGGCGAAGGCGTAGCTGATGAGGGAGAGGTGTGCCGCCAGGTAGCGGGCGACGGTGTCCTTGCCCACGCGGGCGCGGCCGGCGAGGCCGATCAGAAGCTGGCTCATGCTGCGTCACCTCCGAACGGGCCGGTGGAGTCATCAGCAACCTGGTAGCGGCGCGCCTGAGTGCTTGCCGGGAGGGGATCAACGGCGCCAGTAGAGAAGTAGAAGGTGGGTTTGTGGAGCTGGGGCTTGCCGCCGTTGAGCACCACCAACTGGCCGGTGGCCTGCTGTACGGCGCGTACTGCGTCAGGGTTGGTGCTGCAGGCCGGGTGCAGAAGCACCGTGCAGCGGGCGTGCTGTGTCGTTTGCATGTCGCGTACTCCAGAGGTCAGAGAGTGGGTACGCGACAAAAATACGACTATGAATTCATGCTAGTCAATACGACTATGAATTTTTAATTGGCCCTGCGACGGCGATTCATCCATGAGCCTGTCACAACACCGCATATTTCAGTGCCGTCAGGGACGGTGATGATGCGATTGGGGAACTCCGGATTGAGTGCCAGTAGGTAGGTCCCGTCCTCAGTGATCTGTAGCCGCTTGAACGTTGCCTGACCATCCGGAGTACGGGCAACGATGTCATCGTCGTGTAATGGCTCGATGTTGGGCTCGACCAGAATGAGCTCGCCTGGGCGGTAGTCGGGGAACATGCTTGTGCCTCTGACCTCAAGGCAAAAGGCACCATTGCTATGAGGGAAGGGACAGTCCAGCCATTCCTCGGCATAACCTGGTTCAAACAAATCAATAGCCTCGCTTAGGGCGCCTGCCTGCACCCAAGATATCCGAGGTACCCTTCCCTTGATGTCAGGGCCGGCAACCACGTTCTCGTCAAAGTCCGTCTGAAGCTGACCTGCCAGTAATGCAGCAGGATCCAGGCCGAGTGCCCTAGCCAGCTTGTTCACATTGTCTATTCGAGGGTTGTTTGACTCGCCGCCGAGAATGCGGTGAGTGGTCGGCTGAGCCACGCCTGCACGGCGCGCGAGCTCGGTCTCATTCCACCCAAGCTCCTTCAGCCTCTCGGTGAGTAGACGGCCTATCAGCTGTCCAGAAAACGCCATCCGGGGTTGCTCCAGATTTCTTTAATGAATAATCCGAGAGTGTATTGCTCCGTCGAATTCTCCTGGGTATTATCGTGAGAATTCATCAGTGAATTTTTGGTGTCCACGATGACTATTCAACAGATGCTCGAAGCGCTCCTGGGAGCAGGGCTAAGTCAGCAGGAGATTGCGGGGCTGACAGGGGTTAGTCAGCCAACAATCTGCAGGGCGCACCGAGGCGCTGAGGTTCTCTACAAAAGTGGCAAGCAAATCGAGCGGCTTTACCAGGAACGGTTAGGCGGCAAAGCAGCTGCGTAAAGGTGCCGGCCCCCGAGGGGGCCAGCGGGGTGCCACTCTGGACTCTGACCTCCAGAGCGGCGGGTGGCGCGGGACTCTGACCTCCCGCGCCTTGCCTGACGAGGCTCTGACCCCTCGGCAGGCGCACGACGCCTGATGCGGACACAGCACATGTGGGGAGCATCAGGTCGCCGTAGCCGGAATAGTAGGGGAAGCCCTGCTAGCTGGCTATGTCGTTAAACGGCGGTTTTCGGTAGTAACCCGCGCAGGGACTCTGACCCCTCGCGCGGTGTAGGCCCCGGATGGTGCGTTCTCTGACGCGCGCCTTCCGGATCAAGCACAGCACGCTGCCGGCCCCGCCAGGGGCTGGCTTGGGGTAAGCATGAGCCGACTTGACCTTTTGCCGGACGCTGGTCCGGTTCTCTCCATCCGCCAGGCGCTGTACCGCGCCGGGCGCGACTACCGCGGCGGGGTTACTGGCCTCGCACTCGACCTGGGCATGGATCTGGATGCCCTGCAAAAGAAGCTGAAGTTCGACTTCGAGGCCCGCTGGCCCACGCCAGACGAGCTGGAAGAGATCATCGGCGCCACCCGAGACCCACGCCTGCTCGATGCGCTGATGCGCCCGGCCGGGGCTGTGTGGTTCAAGCCCAAGCCGGTACGTGCCACCAAGGATGCGCTCAAGGCGGTGGGCGAGCTGCTGCAGAAAGAGGGCGAGTTCGTGGGCAGCCTGCACAGCGGAGCGGCCGACAACGAGTGGAAACCGCACGAGGTGGCACTGCTTGAGCACCACGGCAATGAGGTGATCCGCGCGGTGCTCGGCATCATGGCCGGTGCCCGCGCCGCTATGGAGGGTCGCCAGGATGGATGAGGCCCAATTCGAGCAGGCGCAGCGCCTGCAGGACGAGCGCCTGCAGCATGCCATCGCCAACCGCGTGCAGTACCAGGGCGAGAGCGCCGAGGACTGCGTGTCCTGCGGGGTGGTGATTCCTCAGGCTCGCCGCCTGGCCGTGCCAGGCTGCCAGCGGTGTGTCGACTGCCAGACGCTGCAGGAGGTGCGGCAGCATGGATAGGTCGCCGCGCTTACTTGTTGGCGTCTTCAATGAGTTGGTTACGTACGTTGATCAGAAGATCAATCTGTTCGGACAGCTCACCTATGGCCATGCTGACGTTCGATGCTGCATGGCCAATTTCCATGGAGTTTCCGTTTTCCAATCCTACGTGGTAGCGCTTGGCATTCTCTGCGCCAAGATTGCAGGCCTCGCGAGCCTTAAGGCCTATGGTTACGAAAGCTGCATTGGGCAAGGTAAATACCGGGAAATCGTTGATGCTACTGACAAGTGCATGAAGTGCTTGAGGACTAAAGTCCTGTTCGAATGCATCCAGCGATTCTTGAATCGAAGATCGACTCGACAGGTCCAGTATTTTCTGCAGCGAGGTTCGAGCAAACAAACACATCGCGCCCAGCTTTTCGACCTGATCAATTTCGACCTGCTGTCGGGCTTTCTCTTCAGTCCGCCGTGCAATCAGCGACTGGTGATACGGAACCCAAATCGCAATACCCAGAGCTATAAAGCTACCGATGGTTTGAGCCCAGCCAGACATTCCTTGATTGGCGTTCATCCAGGTAATGAGTTCATTCAACATATTGAATCCCCGATCAGTGCTTGCATTCCTATCCGGAGGCATTCTGTATGAAGCCGGGTGGAGCTACCAATATTGCCATTTGGGCCCGACGCTATATTGAAGCGCTCGGTATGGCACTTGTGTCCATCGACCCGGGGCAGAAGGCGCCGAAGGGCAACGGCTGGAACAAGCCGGGCGGCTACTTCACCGATGCTGACCAGGCCGAGGCCTGGTGGACGAAGCACCCGAAGCACAACATGGGCGTGGTGCTTGGCCCGAGCGGTGTTTGCTCGCTGGACGTTGACCACGTGGAGTACTGCCGCCAGGTGTTCAGCGACGTGCTGGGCATCGACCTGGATGACATGGCGCTAGTTTACCCGACGCTGGTGGGCAACCCGGCGCGCTTCCGCATCCTGTTCAAGATGCCGGAGGGCCTGGAGTTCAGCCGCCACTCGTTGAGCTGGCCCAACCCGCTGGACCCGGACGGCAGCAAGCACAAGCTGGCCACGGCGGCGCTGAAACAGGCGCGCGACGTGGGCGACAAGGCGCAGATCGAGGCCATGCAGGCGCGGCAGAAGGAGTTCTCGCCGGTGACGGTGTTCGAGCTGCGGGCCGGGGCGGTGCAGGATGTGCTGCCGCCTTCGATCCACCCGGACACGGGCCAGCCCTACCAATGGCGCAATCCGCCAGCCGATGGCCTGCTCGACCTGCCCAGCGACCTGGTGAAGACCTGGCAGAACTGGGACATTTTCAAGCGCACGGCGCTGGAGGCCTGCCCGTGGGCGCCAGCCGCGACCAAGCCGCCGGCCAAGGTGAAAAAGAGTTCGCCGCCGCGGCTGCCGGCCGGTGAGCACCCCTCGGTGATCGACAGCTTCAACCGGGCCGCCGATATCGAGAGCCTGCTGCAGCGGCATGGCTACATCAAGCGCGGGCGCAAGTGGCTCGCGCCGCAGAGCTCCACCGGCCTGCCCGGAGTGAATGTGGTGGATGAGCAGGGCGAGCAGCGCCTGTATTCCCACCATGGCTCCGACCCGCTGGCCAATGGGCACATGAACGACGCCTTCGATGTGTTCTGCATCCTGGAGCACAACGGCGATACCTCGGCGGCGATCAAGGCTGCTGCGCGATCGCTTGGCCTGGAGCACAAGCGATCCGCCCAGAGGCCGCCTGAGCCGCCACCGGTGGGCGACCTTCCCCCGGCCCCAACCGAACCTGAGGCCGGCGGCGAGCCCGGCACCTCCGACAACGGGGGGGCGGGGGAGGGGCTGAGCCTCAAGGCGCTGCTGCGCCGGTATGCGTTGATCGAAGGCACCACCCATGTGTGGGATATCGACAAGGCGAAGAAGATGAAGCGTGCGGCCTTCGAGGCGCACGTGGGCAAGGAGAAGTTCAAGGAATGGAGCGCGGTCACTGACGCGACGAAGAAGCGGGTCAGCGAGGAGTGGGTGCGCGACATCGAGCAGGCCAGGACGATGGCCGGCAAGGCGGTGGGCGATGTGGTGATGCCACCCCTGGTGCGGTACGTGTACATCGACGGCACCAAGGATGTGTGGGACTACGCGAAGAAGCGGCGCATCGCCGAGGGCGCGGTGAAGATGGCGCTGGGTGATGCATACAGCCTGTGGCTGAACAGCCCGGAGCGGCGTGTGGTAGACATGAACCACATCGTGTTCGACCCGACGATGACGCATGACCCGGCGGTGTACATCAACACCTTCGAGGGGCTGCCGCTGGAGCCCGCTAACAATCTGGCCGCGTGCGAGAACCTGCGCTGGTTGATCGCCTTCCTGTGTAACCACGAGGAAAAGGCGGTGGACTGGCTGACCCGCTGGCTGGCGTACCCGCTGCAGCACACCGGCGCGAAGATGGACACGGCGGTGCTGATGCACTCGATCATCGAGGGCTCGGGCAAGAGCCTGTTGTTCTCGGTGGTGATGGGGATGCTCTACGGGCAGTACTCGGCCACGGTGGGGCAGACGCAGCTGGAGGGCAACTTCAACGCCTGGCAGAGCGGCAAGCTGTGGGCGGTGTTCGAGGAAGTGGTGAGCCGCGACCAGCGCTACAACCAGGTGGGCAAGATCAAGCAGCTGATCACCGGCCAGACGGTGCGCATCGAGAGCAAGTTCGTGAACGGCTGGGAAGAAGCCAGCCACATGAATGCGGTGTTCCTCTCGAACGAGATCATGCCGTGGCCGATCAGCGACAGTGACCGCCGCTTTCTGGTGATGTGGCCCGAGGAGAAGCTGCCGGCCGACCGGCAGAAGGCGATCAAGCATGAGTTAGCCAACGGCGGCGTTGAGGCGCTGTATGGCTGGCTGCTGAGCGTTGACCTGGGCGACTTCGACCCGCAGACCAAGCCCCCGGTGACGCCGGCCCGTGAGCGCCTGGTGGCGCTGAGCAGGGCGAGCTGGCAGACCTTCCTGCACCTGTGGCAGGTGGGCGAGCTGGGCAAGGGGCTGTGGGGGGCGTGCCTGAGTTCGGACCTGTACTCGCTCTTCCTGGAGTGGTGCCACCGGAACAAGGAGCACTCGATGAGCCAGACGAAGTTCTCGCTGTTCATCAGCACCGCGCCGGGGATGGAGAAGACGCGGGCGATTCCCTGGTCGGCTGGCCTCAGTCGGCGCTTCGGGGCGTTTTTCTTCCCCTCGGGCGAGACGGCCTTCCTGCCACCATCCACAACGGCGGCCGCGCTGGGCAAGCACGTCGAGGAATGGCGCGAGCGTGCGCGCTTGAGCGGCTGGGCGGTGGACTCGTGGGACCACGTGAAGGCAGGTGCGGCATGAGTGCGCCCGGGGTTGTGTTGGGTGTGTTGGGTTTGTGTCGGGTCGATTCTGGCAACCCTACACAGGCGCAAGCCTTGTGCGGCGCGGGTTCTGGCTGGCCGTGTTGGGTGTGTTGGGTTTACCCACGCGCGCAGGCGTGCGCGCATTCATTTTCAACGGTTCCAGCATCACAAGCCGGCGACGTTTTATTTCCCCACGCGAGGACTGAAAACCCCAACACACCCAACACACCCAACACAGATGCTTTGAAAGCCTTGGTTTTGCTGGGTTTGTGGTGTGTTGGGTGTGTGTTGGGTTGGGCGTTTTTGTGTTGGGTTGGTTCTGGCGAGGGGGAGACGGGCCATGATTGAGGCGATTGAGGAGGTGCTGAAGCATTGGGGGCGCACTCTGCGCGACGGTTGCCCAGGCGGTGGCCTGGCTAGTCCGGCCGGGGCGTTGGTGGAGTGGAAGGGCTGCCCGCCGCGCACTGGGGCTGCTGGCTCGCGGATGCTGCTGGCAGGGGCTGGGCCTGATTACCTGGTGAGCGAGGTGAGTGCGGCGCTGGCAGCGGTTGAGCGTGCCGAGGGCGGCGAGCTGCTGCGGCGGCTGGCGTATCGCCGGTACACCTTCGCTCCGGCGCTGACGGTGGAGGAGCAGGTGCGCGACCTCGACCTGGGGCGGGGTGATGCCGGTCGGCGCGCATATACCCGGGCCGTGGAGCGGCTGCACAAGCTGCTTGAGGCCGAGCTGCAGGCGCGGATGGCTGGGCGCAAGGCGGCGCTGGGGAAGGCGAAGCGGGAGGGTGATCGGCTGCGGGCGGCATCGCTGCAACAGGCTGCCAAGGCGCACTCTGGGCGTGGTGCTGAGCTTTACCGGGGTGCGCGGGCCGACCGTTCGTCGGGCGACTCGGCGCCGGTCGGCGCCGTAGCGCCCCGGCAAGCCCCCGTCAGGAACAACCGTTAACAGGGGGTTTTCGGTTTGTCCTTTCGCCGGTACAAAGTCCCCACGATTCGATAGGTCCGCCTACCGAGCAACCGAGCGCACAGTGCTGTGCCGACAAGCCCCAGGCCACCCCGCCTGGGCACCTGCAAACCCCGCTCCGGCGGGGTTTTCTTTTTCCTCCCCCGGGCGTCGCGGTGCCTGGGCTTTGCCCGCGGCAGTCGGGCGTTTTCTTCCGCCGCCATCGGTGGCCCAACCGAGAGCTGAACGATGGATACGAAAGATCCCGGTCTGTGGGCTGCGGTCCTCGAATGGCTTGGTCAGCCGTCTCCGACGGTGCAGGGGTTTCTCATGGCTATGGTGATCGCGGTGCTCCGGGTGATGTACGACCGGAAGGAGAGGGCTTGGCAGCGGATCCTGCTGGAGGGCCTGCTCTGCGGTGTGCTGGCGGTTGGCGGTACTGCACTGGCAGCCCTGGTGCTGAGCTTCTTCTGGCCAGACTTCGAGGCGCCGCTTGGCCGCGTGGCTGTGGCGCTTGGCTCCATGCTCGGCTTCTTCGGCGTTGAGGCGGTGCGCCGCCTGGCCATCAGGCTGCTGCGGATCAAGCTGACCGATATTGGTGAGCCCCGTGGGTAACGGTCCAAAGCTGCGAATGCATCGCTCTGGCTTGATTATGGCCAAGGCGCCCGAACCGGCAGTTCGGGTGGTAGCTGATCGGCGTGTTACTGGTCGGCGGGCTGCGCAGACTGGAGAGCGGGTGTGACCGCTCGCAGGAGGCTCGATGATCAAGGTGTCCTTCAGCGGCCTGCGTGAGCGTCTGCAGACCCTGGATCGCTTGGAGCGAGAGCAGCTGCCATTCGCAGCAACACTCGCGCTCACCCGCACTGCGCAGGTAGTAGCTGATGATTTGCGTCAGGAGATGCAGGTGGCCTTCGACAGGCCAACGCCTGCAACTCTCGACAGCCTCTTCATTCGGCCTGCCACTCGGCAGCGGATGGAGGCTTCGGTCTGGATCAAGGATGGCCGCAGTGCTGGGCCAGGTGGAGGCCTTGTTGGGCAGGTCGGCCGGTGGGGCAAGGGAAGGGCTGCCATCAAGTGGCTGTCGCCTGAAGTGTTTGGCGGGCCGCGCGACGACAAGGGAGTCGAGGCCATGCTGCGTCGGCGAGGCGTATTGACCCAGGGCCAGTACATCGTCCCCGGCAACGGTTTGGCGCTGGACCAGTTCGGCAACATCCCTCGAGGCAAGCTGAACCAGATCATGTCCGGCGCTCGGCTCTTCACTCAAGAGGGCTACAGCGCCAACGCCACTGGCAGCAAACGCAGTCGCGCCAAGGGACACGGCAAGCGCTACATCGTGATGCATGACACCAACCGCAAACCGTTCGCGGTGGCTGAGCGTACAGGCAGTGGGCGCGCAGGTTTGAAGATCGTCTTGGCGTTTGCCAGACGGCCCACCTACAGCAAGGCGCTCGACTGGTTCGCTATTGCAGAGCGGTCGGCTGAGGCTGCGCTGCCAGTCGAGTTCGAGAAGGCCATGGCTCAAGCCTTGGCCACGCGCCGTGCTCGATAGCTACTCCCTATGACCGGGGGCCCCTGGGTAGAGCTGGGATATGAGGGTAATTCGAGCCCCGTTTTCGCACTAGTGGCTGGGCTCGAGAGTTAGTTAACAGGGGTTAATCGGGTTAACCCCCGTGGTTAATGGCGGTTAACAGGTGCCCGTATGACTCTCATGTCCAAGGCTGAATACGCTGATCGG